GCTACTAAGTGGGTATCATCTCCGCTTTCTAAAAATCTTCCCCATGTTATACCGTTTTCGTGGTCTGTTGCCGCTCCATTAGTAAAATTGTTTTTAGCTATAATACTTGAAGTAAGTCCTACTGTTGCTCCACCAGCCCCAGCTTCAACTTTAAAAATTCCTCTCCTATAAACTGCTACGGAAGTGCCAACATTAGCAATTTTCTCCTCTGCTACTATTCCACCAAAAATATCAGCATTTGAGGAAGTAATGGCCACAACTAAATTAGCTGTTGCTCCTGTGAAAGTTACACAATCTCCCTTCTCAAAAGCTGCTGCACTAGCACAATTAACTCTGATAGGAATTTCTGTTTCGTATAATAATACTGCTGTTTTGTTTGAACCCATAATAATCCTTAGAATAAATACTATTTAAATCTTTCGTTATTCGGTTAACCGATTAACTTAGTTCCTTATCACACAATTTGAGCATAACAGCCCGCACCTTAGCGTTTCTTGCCTCTGCTTTGTCAGATGTTTCTATCTTTTCTTTTGTATCCGCCCAAAAAGCCTCGTCTGTATCTTCTGCTATCTTAACGCCTAGTTCTTTTTCTTCAATCATTTTTAACCTCGTTCTTCATTACTCTATCAGAATATTCTTTTGGGGTTTCTTCTTTTGGTTTTTCTGCTTCCTGTCCTGCAACCGTATGACCGCCTAACATTTTCTCCGCTTCAAGTTTTTGACCCTCCGCCCGGAGTTCCCTTCCTCTGATAAGTTCTTTTTCAATCTCATCATTAGACGTTTTAAGTTTATCAAGTTCAGAAATATCCTCTTTATCGTCCGTCCCGCCTTTAACAGCTTCCTTTCCTGCTGGGTCAATCTCATTTGTTGGTTTATCATCGGGCATAATAATCTTATGACACAGGACTTTATAAACTTTTCGCAACTTGGAAATTATTAGGGGCGCCTACTAGATATGCGCCGTGGAATTTTGCCCTAACCTTGTGCTGATAAAAGTTCTTCCGCTTCCTCAAATTTTCCATCACGGATTAAAGCGTAATATTCTGACTTCCATTGCATCTCTGCGAGGTCTGTTTCTTTATCTTCTTCCTTCGCTGTAACATCTCTTTCCCTTGCCGCTTCGTCGCTTTCCCTTCTTGACTTTGCAAAATCACTTTCTCCCTGTTCTTCTTCTCTCTGTTGAATTTCTTGAACCTTTGCTGCGGACTCTGCTAATACTTGAACACCTTCTGCTACCCCTCTCGCTTTATTTGCTATTCCTGGTATTGCTGCGAATGGACTCCATAAGGCCATTTCTTCCCAAATAGATGTGTCAGATATTTCCGTTGCTGATTTTAAATGTTCTTCAACTAATGCCCAGTCTTCAGGAGTTTCTGCATTTTCTATTAAATCTCTTAGTGGGATTAATATTGCTTCTGGTGCTTCTGCTTGTCCCCATCTTCCTAAGAATATTGAACTCGCCCATGCACCATATAATGCCATAGCCTTCATACTAAACGCTTTAGAAAGCATGCTTGTGCTTAATCCAATAGTTTTAGTATTTATAGTCATTTGTCCTACTTTGCTTATGGTTGGTGTTGCTGTCCCTATTGGATTTAAAACATATTTTCCGAGTATTCCTCCGAGTTCGCTTCTAGCGGTAGAGATAATTTGATTAACTGCCGCGTCTGCGCCTGTATATATGTCCGCTCCCTTCCCTGCGATTGCCCCATAGTTTATTCCTAATGCTACAGACCCTGTGAGAAGTGTTCCTGGTTTTCTTGGTGCAAATTCTCCACTAGGTAATACTTCAGCAGGAGTGGTTCCTGTTAAAAATCCAGCTGCTTTTTGTGTTATTTGGAATGCTTTAGTATTTCTGAATCCTACTTTTTCCTCTTCGGGTTTGTTTAATGATATTGTAGGTTTTTCTTTAACTGGTTCTACAACTTTTTCTTTTACTTTCTGATTTTCTGGGAGTTTTGATGATTCTACTCCTGCCCTTCTCCTAGATTCATTTAATGAAATTCTTTCTCCTTTGTCTTTTGCTTCTTGTCTTTTCTTTCTTCTTTTCTCTCTGTCTTTTCTAGTAGAGACTGTTCTTGAGTAATTTTTCGCCATTAGAATTTATCCTCGATTGCTTTAGTTAATTTATTGATTGCTTCTGATACGCTTTTTTGCCATCTGTATCTTTCAATAAAGAGCGACGCTGTCCATAATCCTAAGATTCCATATTGGGCGAGTTGTTCTTCTATCATTGTCCTTCCCCCGCTGTTGTTTCGGATGGGTCAATGTTCTGGGCTCCATCTTTTTTATTGTCTGATAGTAATTCATTCTCTAACGACGCTGGGAACTCTAGTTCGATTATTAGATTTAGTTGACTTAACATTTGCTCTTCGATAAACAGCTGTTCTTCTTCTATATTCTGTTGGAACGCTAAATAAGCTATCTTTGCGGAAGCTTCGGTAAATTCCCCACTACCCCCTAGAATTATTTTGGGAACGCCGACAGCCTCATAAAAGAAGTTTCCCTGTGCCTCAATCCATGCTTTAGGGTCTAGGGTTGCATTTGGGGCAACCGTTATTAATTCACTCTCACTCACATCAAAAGGTTCGTAGATATTTGTGCTTACTGTTTTGGTTGCTAAATCCATCTTTGTTTTATAGGCTGCGATTTCAGTAGGGTCATCTGTCTTTAATTTGAATTTCCATCTTGGAGTTACGTTATCGTGCATTACTTGTTTGTAATCTGTGATTGATTCGTTTCGTGCTAATATGATATTCTCCACGCTATCAATAACAGAGACTCCATGAATTTGGTCTCCGATTCTATTTCTTGCTAGATGAAAGATTTTCTCGGGTTTTATTGTTTTTGTGTATCCCTTAAATGTGTCTTCGTATCTGTCGAGCATCCCTTTTTTATTTACAACAATCTTAATTCTTTTAGGGTTTAGTGGTTTTAGATTTATTAGGTTGTCTTCATCATCTTTGATTATCTCTGCGAAAGAATCCCCCCCAATATAATAAGTTCTAATCATGTTCTCTAGGATTGTGTTAAATGTGTCCATCCCATTTCCTTTTATTGTGTCTAAGAGCATTGTTGTGACTTCATCTGCTTTAAATCCTTTTCCGATTGTCCATGTTGCCTTTGCGTTTATCGTCGCTGTTAGTTCGGGTATTTTGTTAAAATAGCCTAGTTGTTTTTCCCATCTGTTATTCATATATTTTGTTTCTGATTGTTCTTGTGGCGAATCTAAAGAATCCGCTTGCACTGAATAATCATCGGGATGGGAAACTTCCCCCACATTCATACTGCTTATTTTTGATTCTGCCATTATAAGTCTAGTGTTATTTGTAAATTTTTAATTCCTATTTGCTCTTGCCAAACTCCAACAGCGAAGCCATCTGCTAACATCTGCTCCCCAATATCAAAACCTTTATGTTTTATTTGAGCGAGTAATCTTCCGAATTTCCCCACCCTGTTTTTCTTATCGATTATAACTTCCACTAGTGCTCCTTCAATTAATTTTCTTAAATGATTTCTGCTTGCGATTCCTTTTTCTTCGTTAGTTTCCGCTGCCATGATGTTAGAGAATCTTATTGGAAAACTAAAATCCCTAAAGTCTGTCTCTACTCTTATAGTGTCCCCGTCGGTAATTTTAACAACTCGGGCGTCAAAATCCTCTGTTATTTGTTGGTGTGGGCTATCAAAATAATACATATTCATCTGATTGTTTGTCAGTTCTGGGTAGTTTTTAAAATCGTGCATTTTATTTTATCCGGATTATAAATTTAAATCTTGGGGTGTAGGTTATCTTTGCTCCGTAAACAATATCTGTGCTAACCATCTCGCTCGTATTGATGTAGTAAGCATATAAAGAATTGTCGATTGTTGCGGAGGTGATTGTTGTGTCGGTTGTGTTTATTGCTGCTGTTGCCATAGTTGATTCTGTTGAAGCGGTTGATATTGTTCTTTTCATTAATGTCCATGTCTCATCAGTCTCACTCCCATAAGTTACGCATTCTGTTATTATTGCTCCATTTGGAAGATTAACCGGTGCGATTAAACTTGATGTGCTTAATAAAAAAGCATTACCATAGTCAGCAGAATTAAAACCACTACCATCATATCCTAAATTAAAATTCTGTCCGTGGCAAGTCCAATAATTAGTATTTAAATCTGGCACCGTCGAGCCATTGTAAGAACTTAGAGGGTCGGTGATTGTTGCTCCATCACATAATACGAAGTTCTCGGGAATGCTCGTATAGGTATCATCAAATTCTAATATCCCTCCAATAGCAATATCTCCAATACTTCTACTTTCTTTCTCGACTAACGTCGTGCCTGTAATTAATTGGTCTGCCATTATTTTATAAACGTTACGGTGTCCTGTGATTTAAGTAATCCTATGCAGTGAACGAATCTAGCCCAACATGTGTTCATAATATTTTCTTGTTCTCGTTGAGAACCATACCCTTCAGCGTTGTGCATTGTCCCATAAAATCCTACATAATTTGAAACTGTTTCTGATAAAATATATTTCTTCCCTACGTCTAAGGCTGTGAAAGTTGCGGCGTCTTTTGCGAAAACTTGACGAGCTAAATCATTAATAAAACTCTCACATTGTTTGCATAACTCATTAATTCTATCCTCATCGACATTCACACTATCGTAACCTTTGCCCATCTTGAAGATACATTCCGCTGACGTTGCATATATTCCTGTATGTGCCATTACATTAAACTAGCTATTAAGACTAATTCTAAGACTTCTACGCCTATTAGTAGTCCTACAAGCAATCCATTTATAAAGTTTTGTTCCATACTTTTAACAGAAAGCCATGATATTTAAACTTTCGTCTTTTGAGGCTAATTCCGCCGCTCGCATTATCCCCTCAACTATGTGGGTATTCTTGCCTGAAATCTTAACTTTCCATAATCCGTGAGCATCTTGAACCTTATCCCATCTAACACTTCTGAATGATGCTTTTATGTCATCTCGATTGAATAGGTGTAATTCTCCTCTCTCTCCCATTGCTCTTAGGTTGTCGTGCATATCTTCATTGAATAATCTTTGTTTTCCATCTTCTTGGTCGATTGAAATTTGTCTGTTATTCATTGCCACAATTTTTCTTTTAATGTCGCTGATTAGTTGGAGGTGATCATAAACAGAAACTCCTAGTGTTCCCGAACCTGCGTCAATCCCAGACATCTTGCAGTCGTGTTTTCTTGTATATTCTATTATTAGGTTTTCGTTGTCTGTGGTGAGGAGCATTCTTCTTGTGTAGTGGTCGATTTGAGTTATGTTAGTTTTGCTAATTTTCTTAACTACTTCTGCCGTGAATGAATCTCCCCCCATTCTTGCCAAATCAAAACCTCCATAGTTCTTGCCTGTTACTTGGATAGTTTCTTTCTCTTCGACGTGACAAACTTTATCAATCCATTCATCGCTGTAAAATTGTCTTTTGTCTAGGGCTGCTATTGCGAGATACTCTTGCGCGTAAACCATTTCTGATTTATCTTCTTTTTCTTCTTTTAGAAATTCAATCAATCCATCATGTTTTTCTTGGTTCCAGCTTTCACATATTGGTCTTTTTTGAGAAACTGTTTCGGTGTCCATCTCCCAAACCTTAAATCTTGCTTTCGGGTTTTTGTCGATTATTGCTTTTTTATAATTCTTCCAAAAATATCCATCTTGTCCGTCAAACGTTCCGAACATCCAAATCCTCCCGTTTGTTGTCGCTAAAATTGGTGTTGCCGCGTCAAAGAAAAGGTCGGGCTGAAATGGGGCTTCATCAACCATTAAGACTTGCCCTTCAAATCCTCTCGAACTTCTTCCCGTATCTCCAACTGGTTTCGCGAGTAATATTCTTCGATTTTTATTAACTTTTAGAACTAATTTGTTTAGTGTTGGTTTGTCTTTTCCCCTTCCTACAAGTTCGGGGCATGTTTCTTGGGCGTATTGTGTCGCGAAGGCAATTAAAAGTTGTGCTTGGTCTATTGTCAGGCTTGCACAGACTATCTGGGATGTTGGATGAGGGTTGTGATGTGTTTTTAACCATTCAACCGCTTTTTGGGCGAATAGGTGTGTTGCTCCAATTCTTCTCCCTTTTGCTAGAAGTATATGGTGGGTTTCATCAGCCATAATCTCCTTTTGCCACTTATCTAACTTTATTTTCATTTTTTATCATGACAATCTATGCATAGTGTTTCTAATTTATCTGGATCGCATAGTAATGAGTTTTGGATTAAATCTATTATCTCATCCCATGTATTAATCCCATCTTTATGGTGGACTTGGACTTGGACTTCAAATCCTTTTTTCTTTGATTGTTTTATTCCACAATCTTGACATGTGTAGCCGTCTCTCTTTAGGGCTTCGTTCCGCTCCGCGCTTTTCAACCACATCTGGCGGAGCATTCCTTTTATCCTTGCTCGTGAGGTTCGTGTTGGTGCCATGCTTTTGTTAGGTTAGCTGGGTTTATAATATTTTGGGGAACTTTGTCAGCGGGGTTAACTACACAAAAACAACAAAACACCCAATAATCGCTAATAACAATACATAACAACACTAAGCAAGCCGGGCGAGTCGGGGCGAGCCCAGCTGGTCCCCCCTGGAGAGGGGGGCGAGGGGGGTGCGATAGATTAGGTCGCAAGCCTTATAAGCCCTTTAGGCGCCTGCGGAACCAGGCGCAGCTTGCTAAGCAAGCTGGCTTATTTGGTTTGCTACCGTCCAGGCTCCTACTTCCAGCCCTCCCCAGCCCAGCCGAGCCCAGCCCTCTGCAAGAGGCGAGCGATAGCGAGTTTCCTTCCCAAAAGACAGCATTTAGCTAGAATGATAAATTGGCTGATGCTGTGCTCAGCCAAGGTGAACAGAGTTGTTAAACCTTTCTATTTGGGAATGAAATTTATACCCCCCGTCAAAATTGTGGATTGTGCGAACTAGTTAACAATAGTTAACGGAATGTATAAATAGAAGAACATGTATTATTATCTGTTAATGTGCAAGATTAAGGAGTGTCACTTCCAAGACGAATAACCAAGTAAGGAATACGAAAGACAGACGCGTTGTATAAACTCCCTCGCTGTTTAGTAAAATAAACAACTCTGTTTGAGGTTAATGATATATAGACATATTTCCTAAGGAATACTAAAGGGCTAAGCAAAGCCTGATTCCGCTCACCATCATAACCAATAGAAAGCTACGCTTAGACAGAAGGGTGTTATTCTTACCCAATTCACCAACAACAGCTAAGGGGACAGGGAAAAAGAAAAAAGAATGTGTTTATATTTCTGCTTTATTAACTCTAAAGATTAAGTGATCTATTTCAGTGATGAGACCTGTCTCAATCATAAATCTTAATGTGTCTCTAATGAGTTTATCAGAAGTTCCGATATTTGTCATTACCTTATACCTTAGACTATTCATATGCACTGTCTCGCCAACTAATGGCTTTAATAGTTCTGCTGTTTTGTTGTATCTTGTTCGTCCATCCATGATTATGAAAGACTCTCTTCTCGCTTGATTGTTAGCTTGTAGTTCTTTGAGTGTTCTTTGATTAATGCTTTTATCTTCTTATTGATTTGGCTCTTTAGTTTTAGAGGTGTGGCACTCCCTTCACGCCATCCGTTGAAGTCTACGAAGTAAGGCCATTCTTCA